CCTAGAACTCAGAATATGATTCCTATCACTAGGATGAGTACCGCTAGGTCTACCAGGAGAGGTGGCTTTAAAGCCACTATTCCTGGAAAAAACTAGTAGACCCTGGTGATCCGCTTGGATCTATGAGTATAAGTGAGGTGGCGGAACAACTGTTAACAGTACCGTCTTTGCGAACTTTGATCATAGATTCCAGGGGCCGGGCGGACATCCCCCCGGAAAACAACGAGGATGACATTTTTCTACCCCTAAATAAAGATGAACTATCAAGGCTAAGATTCAGACTGGAAGAAAAAGAGTATGAGAAAGACTTTAATCTGGGACCAAGATGGGGGCCAGCTCTAAGTTTATACCGAAATGTATTGGAGCCTGAAGTCGGCAAAAGGTTCTCTGATTTTTTGGATGTATTACAAATCAGGAAATATAAGAGCGACAATGCATTAAGGAAAACTTTCAGTGAGCTAACTATTTTGGCAAAGAAAAGGGAAGACCCTATAATGGGTATTGAAACTTATTATTTGCAGTATCTAGAAAATTTCGGAGGCTACAAAGCCACAGTAGTCGATGATTTAGATGAAACTGCAAGAAGTTGGGTCAAGAAACGAACAAAGACTAGAGAATATATGAGATATTTCACAAAAGCTGTTAGAGAGGTGTTAAAGGATATATTTGTGAAAATACCGGAAAAAATCATTACAAAAGAACAGTTTGTGCAGAATAAAGATCTTTGGGCAACTCAGGGTAGTAGCTCTGAGAAGGAAACCTTAGTAATACATGTTAATGGAAAAAGAATACCACTGCAAAAGACTAAGCTGGCTAGCGCTTTAGTTTTAACGGATGAAGAAGTGATGAGACTGTTGAATAGCCATGTCAAACAGCACAATAAGGTAACAGGAAAAAGAGAGTTGACTAAGATAAGAGCTGTTATTGCGGGAGATATGGAAACATACTTAAAAATGAGGTATGTATCATTCCATATTGATCAGATGGTAAGAAGCACTAAGTCTCCACTTTGGCTAAACAAAAACGAAAACAAAAGACTATGGCAGGACATAATTGGTAGCGTAGCTGAACACTATAAGTGGAAATTTCCATTCGATCAGTCTGAATTTGACAGGCACGCGACTACAGAAATGGTACTATGTGTAATAAAGGGGATAGTTCAAATACTGAAAGCATTCCACATGCCAGGAGAAGTTATTTCGACTTGTGAGGATGTACTATATGCATTAGACGGTGGAGTATTGGAATTAAGCACTGGAGAACTGATTGAGATACTGAATGGTATCATGTCTGGTTGGGAATGGACAGCAAAATTAGATACTATTATAAACAGATCCCAGTTAGTTGCATGGAAGATGTGGTTCTCTGATAAGTATGGTAGACTGCCTAGTATAACCGATGAAGTGTACTTCGGTGACGATATAGCTATGGCCGGGCTCTTTGTTGATGATCTGATTAATTACGCTTGGTTTATGATTCAGAATGAATACGTAGTTAATCCAAAGAAGGTGTTTATATCTAAAAATAGGACTGAATTTCTGCGGAAACTAATCTTGAAGGACAAGGCAATTGGATATGCTGCAAGAGCTATAAATTCATTGTTCTGGAGGAATCCTGTAAGCCCAGAACCGCCCGCAGGAAATCTAAGAGCTAGTGAACAGATGAATAGTTGGGCTACGCTGTTATCTAGAGGAGCTAACTATGCTAGGGTTATGAAATACATGGTAAGGGATATATCTAAGGGAAACAACATACCAAAACATCAAGTTGAGAATCTATTATCTACTCCTAAGTCATGTGGGGGTTTAGGTTGGAAGATAAACTATAACCATAGCTGGAGTAACATCGTATCAACAAATGAAAACATTAACTTACCACAAAGTGCTTATGAATATAAGAGAGACAATAATAGGGTGTTAGAAAAAGGACACTTACCTGGTCTGAAATATACAAATAATTATTGGGGAATAAGCCCTCCAATCAGTCCAAACTCTTTAGGAAGCTGGAATGGATTGGCATTTAAGAAAGGTTTCAAGATTGAAGATGCTGAACAGTATAAGTATCACATTGCTAGAATGCCAACTCCTGCTAAATGGAAGAGTCCTATTTCAGGTCCTGTTTGGAACGAGGATGTACCGAGGTTCATGATCCAGTCGTATATCAATGAGCTAATATCAGATAGAAATGTAGATTTTATCGCAGCATATGAAAAAATAAATAAAAGAATAAAAAATAATGATGTGAGTGACAAAATATACAGAAATTGGGGAAAGAGGTGCTGGAAAGATTGGATCAATGATGCATTGCCCTTTAATCCTCCGATGATACCACTCGTCGATCCCAGCTTGATCGATGCTGCTTATAGTCCTTTAAAGGATGCTGTTCTGGACAATATGATAACAAAAAGAAGAAATTATAAAAATATATTAGAAAAAGCTATCTCGCTAGAGTGGTACGTTCAGAACAATTGGAAAACCCTTATACCTACCGTAAAGCTGGTTGGTAGGTAGGTCTGCCCTTAGGAGACCGTATGCGAAGCT